TGTTTTTATGTACTGCCACAAGTCCACCCAAAATTGTTTCTGCTATCTCAGCACTTTCCCAACTATTATCATACTCTCCAAGCAATACAGTGAAAATCCGTCCAATCCTTGATGATGATGTTGTTCCCCAACTCAATGCACCAGATGAATCCTCCTCCAGATAATATGATCCTGCCTGTATAGAAAAATAATGATTCACCTGATATTGAAAACCCCAAAACCCTGTTGGTGTATCAATTGGCAATCCTCCCAAAGAATTAATTTTATTTTCAAAATAGGTAAACAATACTTTCAATTGTGAAACACTGATATTTATCACTGATGTATCTGCTGTGGTAGTGATCCAGTTTGTTCTGGTCTTTGTTCCATTGATATCCTCTAATGGTAATAGGTAGTTATTCAAATTTAATGCTCCACTATTATACTGCAATAATGTTTCTTTGAATCCCAAATGTGGTGCTGGTGTTACTCCTTTACTCATTAAAGTATTCAGATTCGTTGTAATTGTTGCCAATCCGCTGCCTCGCTCAAATAGCAACATCCTTTGCTCTATACTAAAACCATTGGAATAAAAAGTAAAATCATTATCCACAATGATATCAGTATTGGATATCTCACCCAAATTATATTGATAATCAAGTATAATCTCATTGAATACCTCACTGATCTCCATATTTGCATCCTGTAACAACCATGTGATCCCTGCCTCTGTATTGGTGATTGGTTTCTGGATTGTTACTGTACCCGATGAATCCAAAGTTGCTGCATAGGTTGTTGAGTTTACAGTATATTCAAGGAAATTAACAGATGCATTCTCACCCTCCTCAATCCTTGTGATGTACCATTTATTATCACTTTGATACATTGTACAGCCAATAGAATGCATCAGCTCTTTTAATATCTCATAGCAGTTCCATGTTTCAATTGTATCATTCTTTTTATTGTATCTCCTGAATGCCTGTAAATCAATATAGGTAGTATTTAAAAATCCATTTGTAGCTACATCACTCACTCCATGACCAAAAATATTTATGATCTCATAGATATTCAGATTAAATGGCAACCTGGATGTGCAATAGGCAATAAGATCAACCAATCTTATTCTGCCCTCTGGAGGATTGCCCGATGTGTTTAATATATCAATGTACTTTAATATTCCAAGTCCATCACCAAATCTTAATGTTATAGCATAGGGAGGGCCGATATATGCTTCTGAATAATTCTCAACTATCTGTACCCCCTGCCAATATAATGCACCATTTTTTCTTATCTGTACTATATATTCAAACTCCGTAGAATCAAAAAACTCACTGAAATAAAAATCTGTTTCTGAAAAAAAGTTGACAATGGCCTCACTGCCTCTGATCGGCTGGTATAATCCACCACCCATCCAGTTGATGATCAATGGTGATCCTGTTGCTTTTACTGATGTTGATGACCCTACATAACCATCCTGCAAAATAGTTATAGTCCATACATCAGCTTTATTATCACCAAATTCAAGGAAATATTTTCTGCCGTATGCCATTATTATTCAATATATCCTCTGTTTGCTTTGGTGCGATCTGTTACCAATATAATATCCTCACCTCTGATCACTGTTGATAGTTCAACATTGCCACCTAATCCAAGCATGGATTGCAGCTTATCAAGGGGTGCGATGACTTCTGGCCCTGATGGTGCATCTCCAACCATTGCAATCATAGGTGCGCCAACAATACCACCAGTTGCAAATGATGGCAAAGGGGTGCTTTTAATTGTTGCAATCTCTGCTGCTCCCAATGCGCCAACCATTACAGCAAATGCAATTCCAACAGGAGGGGGTAAGATTGTCAATGCTCCTGCCACTGCCAGAGCTGTATTCATGATGGCCCCTGCTATTGCTGCTTTTTTATCTGCTTTTGCTTTCTCCTTTGCAAATTTCTTTTTGGTTTTGGCAACATCCTCATCAAGTTTTTTCTGTGCGTTGGCTCTGGCTTTCTCACTCATCTCAGTATTATCCAAATGCTCCTGTTGTTTGGTGAAATAATTTTCCATTGCTATCTCTCTGCTTTCAAACTGCATTGTAATCAAATCAGTGATCCCCCCCAATACCTGACCAACCATACCCAATACCTGTTGAGCAACCTGTCCAATTTTTTCAGCAGTTAGTTGACTTCCATTTGCCAACTCTACTTGCTTTTCTTTTAATGCATCATATTGCACTATTAAATTTTTTACCGCATTGCTTTCCTCACCCCATTTTTCAATGCTATTTTTAATAGCAGATTCAGTCATTTGGATTTTGTTAGTCAACAAATCTCCTGCCGTAGTACCAAATATTTTTGCTGTTGCCTCTGCATCTCTCCATGATTTTGCTAAATTATCAACGGCTGCCCTCTGTTCTTTTGATTTTGCGATCACTGCATTTAATGCAGTCATGTCAACTCCACCTCCTCCACCTCCTGCTGGTGCTGGTGCTGGTGCTGGTTGATCGGCTGCCTCCTCTGCTGCCTCATTGAATTGCTCTAATGCATCAGTTGTTGATTTTACATCTGCTTTATATCCCAAAAATGATGCTGCTGAATCAACTAATCCTTTTGAAAAATTTGCTATGCTATCTCTTGCATTATTTATAGATGTAGACCACTCATCATTGAATAATGATGCAACTTTTCCAATCCCTGCCAGAATCAAATCAAGTCCTGCAGAAAAAGAATCAATAATTATTTTAAATAATTTGAAAAATATGCTTTTAACCTCATACCACATCTGTTCCCAATTGCCTGTAAATACTGCCCCCCAAAAATCAAACATATCTCCAATAATGCTCAAATATCCTTTTACTGTTTTGAAAATAGATCCCCAAATAGCAGTGAATCCTTTTTTTATATTATTTAAAATTGACATTATATTTTCGCCATACTCCTGCCAAATCTTTAAAGCAAATTTTGTTACTTGACTAACTAATATCTTAACTGCATCAACTCCCTTATTCCATACATTGACAACTTCATCCCACATCTTTGATCCTGCCCCTGATGTGAAATATTGTGTAATTGCATCCCAATTTTGAATGATTAATATTGCTGCTCCTGCAATAGCTGCAACAACCAATCCAATTGGCCCAATCAATATTCCAAAACCTGTGATCAATGCTGGTAATACTGTACTGGCTAAAAATCCTAATACAATCAATAATGGCCCAATGGCAGCAGCTAATCCACCAACCATCACAATTGTTTTCTTTGTTCCCTCCGATAAATTTTGAAACCAAGCAATCCCCTCTTTTAGATTATCAATCAATGGCTTCAATCCCTGTGCTATAATACCACCAAACTGCTCCATCAGATCACCCATCTGATTTTTTAGCTGGATCAATGGGCCAAGTCCATCCTGTGCCTCTGCTGTAACCACTCCAAACATTTTCGCCAACATCTCATTGGCAGTAGCCACCATTTTTGATTCATCCTTGATCCCTTTTAATGCTGGCAAATATCTCTTTATCATATTGGCATCACCATCAGCCAATGCAGCAGTCATTCTAATGGTACTTTGTACACTGACCCCCTGTGCCTTTGCTAATGATATTGCTTGTTTGGCTGCTAATTTGGCCTTTTCCCCTGTAACTCCCATTGATTGTGCCATCTGGAGCAATTGCAATGTTTCCTCATCACCAACAGTTGAAACCTTTTGCAGTTCTGATGCAAAGGATTTGTAATCTTTCATGGTCTTTTCAACCTCTGCACCATTTGCAATCAATGCTGCCCTCAGTTTATTCTCGGCCTGTACTTGTGTATCGAATGACTTTAATGCAACAGCAGCCATACCAGCTAAAGGGGCAGTAATTGCCATGCTCATGGTCTTGCCCATCGACTGCATTCTCTTGCCTGTTTCCTTCATTTTGGCCTGAATGCCACTTAACTTTTTATCAAAGTCCGTAACATTTGCACCTATCTTGACTTTTAACTCTGCTATTGTTGCCATGTCAATTGATTATAGGATTAAAAGGAATTCCAAAACGTCTACATGCCTCCTCAAATTGTTTGGGGGTGCTGTTACGTTTGGATTTTATAGGTTTTTCAGAAGGTAATGGGATGATCTGTCTGCCTGACTTTGCCTGTGTCTTTTTACTGATGTTGGTGTTGTAGATCATTGCAATGATTTCTCTGGTATGTAACCATTTGGCTTCTTCTTTTTTCTCATAGGTTTCCAACATCAGGGAATATTCCCTCCATGTCAAATCCCAAAACTCATCAGGTTTCAAGCCAATCTCAAAGGCACTTTTTAGTACCCCATCCCATGTCAACTTGCTTTCCTGACTTTTTTTTTCGCTGTGGTATTGCTGCCTTTTGGCTGACTTTCACCCATCACCTCAAATGCTTTAACAAGCTCGTTGGGATCAATCTCATCAATCCAATCACCAACCTGGTACTGATCGAAATCAATTTCCAGCTTTTTGCTTCTGGCTGCACTTACAAGTCCTGCATATATCATATCCCTGATCTCTCCACCAGTGATCTCATTGTTTTTTATGCGTTCCTCAGAGAACATCAACCCCATATCATTGAGAGTGATGCCCCTGATTTCACACAATAAAGCTGTTGAGTTAGTACCAAACTTAATCGGCCTTAGCTTACCACCAATTTTTATCTCAGTAATACCCCTTAAAGTATTCATCTTAATAAGTTGCTTTAGCTAATGCGCCAGTTCCAGTTAATGATCCTGAGAATGATGCGACATCCTCCAATGGTGCATCCTGTGTCAATGATGCCAGATTAACAGTACCACTGTACTTCGTTTCACCCGATGCTCCTGTGCCGAATTCTGCCGTTGCTGATGCTCTTGAAATTATCAAATCAGCCAGTTCATCAGCTCCAAAAGATGCTGAGTAATCTGTCAACCCTTCGCAATCAATTGACCAATCTCTCAGCCCTCTGATGTTTTCTGACCATCCTGCACTGTCTTTTGATGTTGCATCTGGTAAATCCTGATTGATGTTCAGAGTTGCAGATGTGCTGTGTGCAATTGGTGTGCCATTGACCTTTAAAATTAGATCTGTTGCGTTAAATTTTGCCATTTTATTTGTTGTTAATTATTAATTGATTAGTTTTCTGATGTTATATGTCGAAATCTTATTGATCGTATCACTAACTTTCCACCCTCTACACTCTCAATAAATGAGCTTGTATTGTCTAACGTAGTAGTAATAATATAGTGATCACCCCCCAAAGTTAAGTAATTTGCTGACCTTGTACGAATTTCTTCAATGATTTTATCAGCAATGTCATCACTGCTCTTCCTACCACCCTCTGTATTGCCCTGCTTTGTAACTACCACCAATGTGATTGTTGCCTCTTGACCAAATGTTGTTTTATCACCTCTATCAAATGATGTGAAATCACTTACATACATATATGGCTCTGATGCTGTTGTCGGCACTGTATCATAAAATGGTATTGCAGCAGAATCAACAATGACATTGTTTAACCTGTCATAATATGCCTTCCTCAATACGTAGTTTAAATCCTTCATGTTCTTTTAAATATACTCTCCAGCTTTGGGATCAGTTCGCTTTGTGTTTTCTCAAATGATGGGAATAAATATGGTTTTCTAACTTCCACACTCATTGAATATTCTACATCCGTTCCCACTTCATATCCTAACTGATCAAACCTTGCATGTAATATTCTTATACTCGATCTCAATCTCCCTGTATCAACAGGTACAATTTTCTTTGCTCTGTTTTCAACATTAATAGCTGCCTCTTTTAATGCCTTTTTAGTTTGCTCTATCTTTATAAGATCGTATTTTTTGAGCTTACTGATGGCATTTGCCACATCCATTTTAACAGTTATGTTAGGCATCCAGAGCAATTATTAATTGTATATTATCATTTTCATCAATGTTGGTTACAGAATGTATTGCCAGTTCTTTTGTTCCATACTTTACTCTATAATCACCAATGTTTGCAATCGTAGCACTATCCCATCTTAACTTGATCTCATAGGCAGTCCCTTGAAAAATTTTATCCCTCTCAACCAATTTTTTTCCCATCGGCTTGATCTCGGCCCATGTTTCTTTCAGTGTACTCCATATTGCAGTCGTACCACCAGCTCCATCACTTGTTAATGCTGCCTGTTCAATTGTTACCCTATTATCAAATTTCCCGATGTTCATTTTTTCTTCTTAGCTTTTGGCTTTGCCTTTGCCTTTGGTTTTGCTTTGGGTTTTGCCTTTGGAATCTCACCCTCTGCCCATCCTTGATTCAAGATATATTGTGCTTTCTCAGGATCGACAAATATGTTTTCACCTATCTTTTTTAATACTCCATTCAATCTGAATGCTTTTATCACTTTTAGATTTGCCATGATCTGTATTTGTTAAGAAGATTTTTGGCTGAGTTGGGAATCTCCAACCCTGCTTCATCCTCGTTTCTATTCTCATAATTAAATGCCACAATCTTTCTTATGGCCTCCTTGATTATTGCTGGTACATTGCTCCCTGCTGCTCCATACCCTGCAACATACTCAACCAACAACTCTGCACCTTTTAACGTATCTGATGGCGAATAACCAGGAGGAGAGTTATATGGTGATGTGATCAGCAAAAATTTCTCATCCAATCCCTGCACATAGTAATCACTATCAACTGTTAATGTTGTACTTGTATTCTGCTGAATTCTTTTAACAGATGTAACAGATTGCACTGGAGCATAAGGCAGATCAACGATCTCACTAAAAGATGTATAATATGCTTTCAATGTTTGGGTAATCAATGCTTTGTTGATCATCTTTTCAACCATCTCTCTTGCTGATGGGATCAATACATCCTCAATCAAAGTATCATCATCGGTGTAATCAACCTTCATATAATTTTTTGCCTCTGTTAAGGTGATCGGCTCAACAGATGGGGCAGTATGTACTTTTACTTCACTTAACATGCTCATTTTGTTTCCTTATCAGGTTTCAACTCTTTTGTTGCTTTGGGTGCTTTCAGCTCTTTGACATATCCCAATGATTTGAGTACATCAAATCTGGCCTGTGGCACATCCAGCTTACTGTCTTTTTGTATGAAACCACCTTCATTTTTCTGACCTACAAAGTCGCGTATTGCCTTACATTTAACCATGTTTTCTGTTGTTTAGTTATAAAGTTATCAAAATTTCTAATATCATCCTTTGCCTGATCTTTTAAAAATGTTAATCTTTTTTTC